ACTATCAAGAATACGCAGCGGACCTAATGCATTGGTGTCACCAGTAAGTTCTGGCATATCAAATGATACCTTAACATGGCTTTGTGCAGCAAGATTATAAATCTCGTCTGGACGAACCTTGTCAATAAGATTGCGAATACTGTTTGAATCGCTCAAATCACCATTGTGAAACTTAACCTGATCCTTAACATTTTGAATATTAGGATGGTCAAAGTTTGCGCTACGACGGATAAGACCGTGAACTTCGTAACCTTTGTCTAATAGTAGTTCTGCTAGATAACTGCCGTCTTGACCAGCAATGCCTGTAATAAGTGCTTTCTTCATGTTTTCCTCGTTGATATCTTGTATATATTACTGATTATACACTTAATTAAATAATTAAGATATATTAAAATCTTCCATGCCAGCAGTTTTTAACTTAACTAAATGACCTAGCATAAAGTTCTTGCTTTCCATTGCTTTCACGATTCCTAACCACTTATTTCGCAGTAAGGCTACTTCGTTGATGATGGTTTCAAAGTCAATAACTTCTTCTTCACCATCAACGTATTTTTCTGCATCACGTGCAGTTAGCGCACGAGCATAATGTTCTAAGTATTTTTGGAAATGTTTGCGGCGAATCTTACGCAGTTGAATGTTCAAATGATTAAGAATAGCCTCAATTTCTTGCAATTGATTAAAACGGTGTTCGGTAATACCAGGTAAGCCACTGATATTCTTTTCTACATTGCCGTAGATACCAATATCACGCTTTGCCGTTTCTAATTCCCGTTCATAGTGTTCTATGAAGTTAGGAATATTAGACAAATCTTGACTTACTTTAGTGTACCAACCACTCATTCGTCATCACTATCTTCGTCAGAGTCTTCTACTTCAAGATGTTCAGCAATTGCTGCTCGCATGGCACTATCAACGGCTAGTTCTTGTAAATCGTGATCTGTAATGCCTAATTCAACCAACTCATTAATAACATGGTCGGCTGCTACCTGACGGTCTTTTGCTGAAATATATTCTTTTACTGTTTGCCAAAATTGAACAAGTAATTCGCTTGTATCACTCATCTTCTACTTCTTCCTTCTTAGTAATAGGAGCATGTTTTGCATACTCTTCCATAATTATATCAAGTTGTTCATCTGTCCAGTTTTTACGAAATGCTTTAGTAATCTCACCAGTAACAGGACTTGTATATTGCAACATGTTACCAGCCTTGACAAGAATACCCTGACTTTCAAGCATATCAATCAATCCACTATATGGACTCATGCCAGTTTTATATGGAATTTCAACTTGAACGCTTTCAAATGGCTTAGCATAACGTGTCTTCATAATCTTACATGCAGCACGAATGCCATTAACCGTAGTAGTTTTATTGCCATCTTCATCAGTCTTCAACTTCAACTTACGCATAGCAACTACGATAGAAGAAGCATAGATAAAGCCCTGACCACCAGAAATCTTGTCATCTGGATCAAACATATCCTGTGAAGCATAGGTATGGTTGGTTGCTACCATGCCAACATTTGCTGCACCAAACATATTAACACAGTTACGCACCAATGCAGTCAATGCCTTTGGCTTACGTCCCATGTCGCCTTTTAGGTCACCTGCTTCAAACTGATTAAGGTCAGTTGGAGTAAGCAACATACCAAGCGAGTCAATCACAAACAATACCTTTGGACGACCATCTTCTGGCATCGTGCGATATTCTTTCATAAACTCACTAATTGTCTTGGCAACATCATCAATCATTGCCATATTGAGTTTAAGAAGTTTTTCTTCACTGGTATCTACGCCAAGTGCCTTAAGCCAATCTTCGTCAAGTGCATTTTCACTATCAACAAGAACAACATAAATTCCCTGTTCCTGTGCATGGCGAACAATATTACCACTGCAAATATAACTTTTACCTGCGCCAGACTCGCCAGCAAACACAGTAACCTTGCCTAGTGGAATACCCTTATTAAAATCACCACTAATCAAATAGTTAAGTGTATAATTACCTGTTGAGACCCAATCAGTTGGATCATTATAACCAATGCTGAGACCTTCAATACTCTTGGTTAGACTTTTACGAAATTTTGATATGTCAAATGGTTTAGCCATGATTATGCCTTTATTATATTATTCAATTATTATATGAAATTGGGACAGGATTGTCAATAATCCTGTCCCGAATAGTGCTATTATTCTGCAGTCTTACGATTGCGAATCATGCTGAGAATGTCAGCAGCACGTTGGTTGCTATCACCACTCTTTGGTGCAGTGCTTACTGGCGCACTGGCAACTGGCGTATCGTCCATATCAAAAAGAACATCCTCTTGAACTGGTGCTGGACGGCTATATGCCACAGTAGGTTTTGCAGCAGGAACATCATCAGCATCGCTGTTAGCATTGCCGTTCATGCCACTTGGCTTGTAATACTGACCCCAACGTGACTCGTCGTAGGTAGCACCATCAACAGATGCTTCAAACATCTCTTTGATGATCTTCATTTCAGTATCACCTGGTTTCTTTGGAAGGAAACTCTTCAAGTCAAACAAACCATAGGCATCAATTGCCGCACGTTCTGTCTGAGTGAGAGGGGTTTCTTTACGGGCCCACTTACTGGTAGCATAATCTGCATACTGTCCCTTGCTCGTTTTAGTGACACTAAAGTCCAGACCACGATCATAGTCTGTCGGTAGTTCCTCAATATCAGGGTCTTTCAATGCAGCAATGATCAAAGGATAAATGCTTGGGCTAATTACAAACCTACGAATTGGATTCTCAGGAGTGCTGTCTTCGGTAAGTGGATTATCACGAACAAAGCCTTGGAAAAGATACGAACGCTTCTTCCAATACTTGCGACCCATTTCTTCAAGGCTCTTGTCCTTGAACCATGTGCGAACCTCGGTTAGAATTGGACATGTTTCATTCCACATTTCCATGCAAGGAACTTGAACAGTAACAGGCTTGCTGTTCATCTGACCCTTAACACCTGCGAAAGGCAAGCGGATCATTGCACGTTCAACCCAGAAAAAGTCATTCTTCGCATCACCATCAGGCAAGAACCTAATACGTGCTGTTGAACTTTCTGGAATATCCCAATGGGGGTAAATTGCGTTATCACGACCGCCGCCGCTGTTATTTCCGCTGTTGCGGGACTCTTGTTGTGCGAGTTTCGCACGGATTTCTGCCAATGAAGCCATAATGTATTTTCCTTTTGTTTGCCATATATGCCATATACAATGGAACTCTCTCCACTGCATATATCTATTTATACACCAACGATAAGATAGATGCAATATCTTTCTTCAATTATTTGAAATTATTTTGTCACGTAGTGCTAATCCCTCTGCCAAATCTTCACAGAGTATTAGGTGACTACGTTTAATTTCCAATGACTGATTCGTAATATCGCCGCACACATCCTTAACATAACAGGTGTTTGGCGGAATGTCAATAGTTTTTGGTAAATTTTTCCACCAAACTGGAACGCTGTAAAAGATTGGCGTATCATACCAATCATACCATTCTGCTGACCAACGCAGATGAACTTCAATTATTTTACCGCCGATAGTTTCAAAATTTACATAACCAGTGAACTCTGGTAGTAAATTTTTCCAAATGCGTTGTGCTTCGTTTAAGTCACTATTGAATATTTTCCAATACTGTATGCATTTATGGTCATCGCTATGGGTTGCTATTGCTTTTTTACAATAGATTACTTCACCATTTTTTAATTGAACGTCATATGAACAATGTGTGCCGGTGAATAGTGGCATCCAATAATGACCAGCAATATATTCAATGTCATCAGCACTATGCCATACTTTGCTGCCAAGTGCCATACCTTCCAAGTTCATTATTGGTTTAGAAAATACAGGATATGTTGTAGGAGGGATACCATGAGGAGCGCACTCATATTGGAGCGCCTGAGACAGCAGTAATTTATTATAAACCCATCTTGCCCACGGATATTGAGGATATGCTTCTATATCCGTGAGTAAGGGTTTTTTCATTAGGCTAGCGGATTAATATAAACTGGTGTGCCATCTATTTGCTCACCAGTAAGAATGATTTGATAACGACCATCATCAGTAGAACCAAGCGTAACACTGTGATTGGGGAAGTTAGGAATAACTTGTGAAATTACTGCCCAACTTGCCGAACCGCTATCTGTATAAGTTTGTGTTGATGCCCAATTTTGAAGCCATGCTAAATCATAATTCATTTGCGATTAATACCTGCAATTGCTTGAAGCCAAGTTAGGTCAGCACTTTCTTTCATCTTTTTCTTATCGCTAAGTGCCTTCTTCATTGACTCTTCTTTGTCGCCATCCTTGTCAAAGTCAAGATAATCTGGCTTGCCTTTTGACTTGGCTTCTTCTACTGTTTCATCAGTATATTCTACATCGTTATCTTTCATATAATCACGAGCAGTGTCTAGATAATCAACAGCCTTTGTAATCTTAGCTTGTACCCATTCTGGTAGGTTTTCATCGTCATCTAGGATTGAGCGAAGTTCATCAGCAGCATCTTTAGCGGTTTTTAAATCGCTCTTTGCCATACGACCTTCTTGATCATATTCTGCCTTGTCATCAGCACTTGGCTCATCTGCCTTATGTGGAACAGTGTCAGGAGCATTTTCTTCGTCTTCACTCTTGTCTTCTTCTTGCGCATAGATATAATTTTCCATCAAAGGCAGACCTGCCAATCTACGCATTTCTTCAATATTTTTGTTTTTCATTGGGGTTTCCTTTGTTTCTTTCATATCTCGTTCTGGATAATAGTGACCACCGGCATCATATGCACCATGTGGATTGGTTGAACCGTCAGCATCATAATAATCTTCTTCATCATCATAACGTTTATCGTCGGCGTCTGCCTTTTTGTGTTCTGGTTCGCTTGCATCGCCTTCCTTAACTGGGTAAGTCTTGCCATCTACTTTAAATTCTTTCTTACCAGCAGCCTTTGCCTTTGCAAGATTGCCACTAAACTCATTACCTTCATTTGGTTCTTCATTTACAGCATCTTCTTTTTTCATGTACTTGTCTTTAACACGACCAAGTTCTTCTTGACTTGCGCCATCACGACCTGCTTTTGCAAGTGCTTCCATACCGTCTTTGCCATATTTCTTTTTACCAGTATAATATTGTAAGCCGCTTTCTTCGACTTCTTCTTCACCAATATTCATAATTTCTTCGGCAAATTGATCTGCTTCTGTTCTAATGCTTTCCTTAGCTGAAAAATCACGATTTGCAGTTTTACGAACTTGCTTTTCATATTCAGGATTTTTACGAATTTCAGCTAAGTCTTTCATATATTTTTGTGCTAACATGATAGCAAGTTTTTTATCACGATTATATTCTGGTTCGCTTTTTTGACCAAAACTTTCACCTTCGCTGCTTACCAGGTCACCCATAAGACTTGCGAAGTTAGCAATGTCATCACCATCTTTTGCCATCATACGATTGGCAATGTCGCCTAACACTGCGGTTAGCAGTGCAGTAGTATTGGTATATTGGCGACTAACCATTAACTTATCGAGACCTGGATCACTCTTAAGAACAAGTTTAAAATTAGGGTCTAAAATTTTCTTTTCAACATCACCAGCAGCTTCTTGCACGATAAACACACCTTCTTTAAGTTTCTTATAAGCACCAGCAGCACTTGCTAGGTAATTGTCTAAGTTTTCATTGTAAGTTTGTTGGGTGAACCAACCTTTTACTTCTGTAACATCTTCATTATTTTCGCCCAATAGAGTGCTTAATGCTTCCAAACTTTCACTAAATGAACGACTATTATGCGTAAGACGAGTTACATGACGCTTAATACTTTCTTTCATTTGTTGTGCAGCAGTAATAACATCACCTGCTTCTGCACTTTCAAATGTACGATTGCGAGTTACACTAGTGAAACGACTTAAATTTTTCATTTCGCTAATTGCACGTGAAATAATTTGACCATGTGAATCATAAGGATTTCCACCACGTGATACATGATTAGCCATTGCCTTGGCACCACCAACGCTCTTAAATGGTAGTAAAAACTTCTCACCATTTTCATTTACCAAGTAAATTCGATCCACTTTAAGCAAACGATTATTTGGGTTTTCTAGCATCTTTTCGTTATGAACAACATTGATACGAACATTGTTTAACGTTCCTTCGCTAAACTTACCACGACGTTGCCATAATACACGGCTTTCTTCTAATGATTCTTTCATTTTTTTCTTCTCTGGGTTTAATTTAATCATATACTCGTAATCTCTACGACTTAGTGTATCTTTAGTAATATCTCGTACATCAAAATTTAAC